GGATATACTGTCTTCAATTTTTTCAAAAAGTCATCATTTTAAATTTCATCTTCGTAAAACAAACAAATTAAAAGAACCTGTATTACAAAGTTGAAAAACTAAATATTTATTTATTAAAACAAATGAATATGCAAGTTTTAAAACCTGGCCAATCGGGTAAAGGTATTCTTATAGAATACGATGCGGGATATATCTCCCCTTCTGAAACCAGAAACGCCGACCTAATAAGAGAGTCAAACAAAATGATTGACCACTCAAAACCATTTGAGTTTTATGCTGTATTACAAAAATACAACACACCAAATAGAAATGGTAGAATATATCCGGAAAAGATTTTAAAAAGAGAAGCCGAAAATTATAAAAAAATGATTGAGAAAGGAACTGCTCTATCTGAGTTAAATCACCCGGAATCATCATTGATTGATTTGGATCGAGCATCTCACATTATAACTGATGTTTGGTGGGATGGTCCGGTATTACTTGGTAAATTAAAATTATTAACAAGTCCTGGTTTTCACGAAAGAGGTATTTGTTCTACAAAGGGTGATTTAGCCGCAAACTATCTTAGACAAGGTGTAACACTTGGTATTTCTTCTCGTGGTGTTGGCTCACTTAAAAAAGTTGGAGAACAAAATGAAGTACAAGATGATTTTGAATTAATCTGTTTTGACTTAGTTTCTTCACCATCAACACCTGGTGCTTATTTATTTTTGAATAAAGATGATAGAATGAAATTTGAAGAGAATTTGGACGAAGAAAAGAAAATGGCTGTTGAAAGAAATATTGGTGAGAGTGGCAACAAATCACTTGACTTAATGAAAAGATTATCCGATTATTTGGGAAAATAATAATTTATGGAACAAGGAGAAAAATATTTTGTAGCAAAAATTTCTACTGATCTTTTGGATAGCGAATCTGGTAGAGTAAAAAAAGTTAAAGAAGAAAAATTAGTTTTGGGATATACACCAACTGATGTTGAGGCCAAAGTAACAAAGGTTTATGAAAACTATACAATGGACTGGAGAATAACATCAATTACTGAAAGTAAAATTGATGAAGTAATAGAGTAAAAAATTTTTTTTAATTAAAAATTAAAGGGTAATCAAATTGGTTACCCTTTTTTTATTTTATCAATTTTTTCACTAAAAAACCCACAATACTGAATTTTTCACAAAATGTCAATATTTATATTGTAAAACAAATAGATAAATGTCTAAAAAAGAAAATTTAGTAGAGGATACATTTTTACAAATTAAAAATTTGGAAGAATCTCTAAAAAGAAATGCACAAGGAATACTTTCTTCGACAATGAAGGAAGAAATCAAATCATTAGTAAAAGAATCTCTAAACGAAGAAGAAGATGAAGAAGAGATTGATGTTGATGCTGAGTCGGGTGACGAAGCTGATTTAGAAGATGTTGAAGCTACCGATTCGGAAGATGAGGAAGATGATACTGATAATTTAGGTGATGAAGAAGGGGATTCAAGTGAAGATGACGAAACAGATATGATGGGCACAAATATGTTGGATACAGACGGTGAAGTCGAACCAGTTAATATGACACAAGCATCAGATTCTGAATTATTTGCTGTTTTCAAAAAAATGAAACCAACTGATGGAATCACTGTAGTAAAGGATGGTGATATGTTACATATTGACGACGAAAATAATGACATAGAATACTTAGTCCAACTTGGCGAATCTTACGAAGGTGAAGGTGAGGATGAAGAGCTTTACGAATTTGAAGAAGATGAAGAATCTGGAATTTCCACAGGGGACATTGATCAAATGTTTGGTGAAGAAACAATTTATGAAATAGAAGTTTCTGACGATGGTGGAAGAGAAATGTATGAAGATATGGAAGAATACGAATTTGAAACTGAAATGTTTGAAGATGATTTTGATGTTGAGAGTATGGAACCAGAATTATTTGAAGATATGGAAGAAGATGAATTTGGAACTGAAATGTTTGAAGATATGGAAGAAGATGAAATGTTTGAAGATATGGAAGAAGATGAAATGTTTGAAGATATGGAAGAAGACGAAATGTTTGAAGATATGGAAGAAGATGAAATGTTTGAAGATATGGAAGAAGATGAAATGTTTGAAGATATGGAAGAAGATGAATTTGGAACTGAAATGTTTGAAGATATGGAAGAACCTAATGTCGAAGACGAATACATTGCAGAATCTTCAAAATTTAAAGCTAAAGGATTAGGTATGGGAAATGCCTCTAAATTCAGATATGATAAAAAACCTAATATGGGTGGTGGTTTTAAAACTGTTAAGAAAAAAGTTAACAAAACAATGGGAACCGGAAAAGCAAAATTTGAATATAAAGAAGGTGTTGCCAAAGATAAAAAAATAAAAAAAGTTGAGACAAAAGAAGCTTCAAGAACTCTTGGAAATGGAAAAAGATGGGGTAGAGAAGGTTTAGACAAACCAAGAACTGCGCCAAGACATTTAAGAAAAGAAAGTATTGAAGAATTTGAAACTCTTAGAAGTAAAAATCAAGAATATAAAAAAGCGCTTGATGTATTTAGAAATAAATTAAATGAAGTGGCAGTATTTAATTCAAATTTAGCGTATGCTACTAGATTGTTTACAGAACATTCAACAACAAAACAAGAAAAGATTAACATCTTAAAAAGATTTGATAATGTTGAAAATCTTAAAGAATCTAAAAATCTTTATAGAGCTATCAAAAATGAATTAACAGGAGAATCAAAAGGAGATAATACAATTAACGAGTCTATCGAAAGAAATTTTGTTAAAACTCCATCTACTGGTTCAGCTGTTAATTTGATTGAGTCAAAAACTTATGAAAATCCACAATTCTTAAGAATGAAGGATTTGATGAATAAAATTAAATAAATAAAAAAAAATAAACTTTTTTAAAAGTCAAGTATATTTATAATATACATAAATAAAAATAAAGCTAAAAAAAAATAAAAAATGGGAGCATTATTAGAATCAGGTCTTGTTGGTAACATCGGTCTTAAGCACCTTAAGGTTATCAAAGAAGATACAATTAACAAATGGGACAAATTAGGGTTCCTAGAAGGTCTTAGAGGCCACCTAAAAGAAAATGTTGCGCAGTTGTATGAAAACCAAGCTTCTTTCTTGATTAACGAAGCAACTTCAGAAGGTTCAAACGGAGCTTTTGAAACTGTTGTTTTCCCTATCGTAAGAAGAGTTTTCTCTAAATTGTTAGCAAACGATATCGTTTCTGTACAAGCAATGAACTTACCTATTGGTAAATTGTTCTACTTTGTACCTAAAATCCAAGGTTATCAAGAGGTTCAACCAGGAAATGGTGGAACACACTACGCACCAATTGGTTCCCCAAATAACCCAGGACAAGATACTACAGCTGGATATACTGGAGCTAACGCTTACCAAAAAAATCTTTATGATTTATTTTATGAAGGTTCTGAAGCTTCATTAGATCCTCCAGGATTGTTTGATTACTCTAAAGGTCGTTGGACTGGTGTTACAGCTGACACAACTGTACAAGCTTGGGTTAATGGTAATCTTGAAGATGCTGATGGTGAGTATAACAATAAAAATGTTAGAAAAGTAATTATTGCACTTTGTGATTTTGCTTACGCTGGTACTGGAAAATTAATCGGACCTGATGGTTCTGAAATTGATAGTGAAACTTTCCTTTCTGATTTAAGAATTTTTGCTAATACAGATTTTACTACAACTGCAGATACTTGTAACGCACTTTATGATGACAACGGAAATCCAAAATCATTATTGTTTAGAGTTGTTACTCAACAATATGGTAAAGGAATTGTAAATCCAACTTCAAGACAACAACAAACAACATTTACAAATAATAATGCAACACCTTACGCAGGTAACGGTGGATCATACAATGATATTTGTGACCAAGATGGTTGTATCTATTTAGAAGTTGACCTTTCTTGTCCAGTATGTGCTGGTTGTAACGCAGATTCACTTGATGGATATACAGGATCAACAATTGGAACATTACCAAATTCAGGTTTCACAACTGTTTACAGAAGATATGAAGAACTAGAATTTGAAGACAAAATTGGTGAAGTATCATTTGATCTTGAGTCAGTAACTGTATCTGTTACAGAAAGAAAATTAAGAGCTCAATGGTCACCAGAACTTGCTCAAGACGTTGCGGCATTCCACAACATCGATGCTGAAGCTGAATTAACAGCTTTATTATCTGAACAAGTTGC